ACCGAATGTTGAAACTGTGTCAGCTTCATCACCGATTGTTCCGTCTGTGTCAGCATCTGTTACACCAACTAAACCTGTAGGATCAGCTTGGTGTGTACCTGTTCCAGAGAAGTCTGTATCAGCTTCATCAAATAAAGCCTCAGTTCCATCCTGAGTTGAGTACTTAGATTTCATTGCAAAGATAAGTCCTGTAGGACCAGTCATAGGTTGTACACCTGCGATATCGTATGCAATAAGGTTAGGCATTGCTCTTCTAACTAAAGAAATTAATACTGGGTCGAAACCAGCAACATCACCAGCAGTAGCACCCATACCTGCGCCAACAGCGTTAGCAGGAGCGGCTTCTGTCATGAAGTTACCTTGCATTGTATTTCTTTCTTCTCTTAGAGCAATCTCTTGGTTTTCCAAAAGTCTGGCTGTAACAGCTTGTCTGTATCTGTCCTTAATAGGAGCAGCACTTTCATGCTCGAGTACAGGACCCCACTTTTGAATTAAGTTTGCGTCTGCATTAAACATTTTTGTTTTTCCTCTAAGTTAAAAATTACTTATTAAATTTGGTTATTGCTTGAGTATATCTAGCCATCGCATCTGATAAGTCAACGTTTGGCTCATCATTGCCCATTAAACTATCTACCTCGTCCACTGATTCTTGGATATCACCTTTGAAGTATGATTCTTTAACAGTTTTAACTTTGAGTTCAAAATTTTCTCTGTTATCGAATTCAATATCTTCTACAAGTGAAGCCAATTTTTCAGCTTCTGTTTCAGCAAGTCCAGAAGATTGTTCTCTAACTACTTCTTGCTTTTCAAAGTTTTGAACAGCTTGAAATAATTTGATATTATCTTCTGTAGATTTGTTCAAAGATTCCTCTAGCTCTGTGACCTGAGATGATAAATCATCGACAAGATCAGCCTTGCCTTCAGGAACTTCGATATAGTTTTCTTTGAATACTTTGTGTAAAGAAGTCATGAACTCTTCTGCAATTTCTGTTCTTAGACCATTTTCAATTGCAACTTCGTTCTCTTTCATCCAATTTTCAACAACATATCCTAAGTATGAATCTACTTTTTCAATGAGTTGAGTTTGAATGTCAGAAACTTCTTCTTCTAGATTCTGCACATATTCAGACTCTAGTCTATCCACTTCTTGAGCAAGTTTAGATGTTAATACTGCTTCAAAGATTGCTCCAGCCTTTCCTCTGAAATCATCAGAAAGTGTAGCCTCTTCAGCAATAAGTGTATCTAAATCTTCATCAAAATCAACAGCTTCTACTTTTGCTTTCACTTTAATTGACTTGTCTTTGTCAGACTTGCCTTGTGCTTTAATAGCAGCATCTACTGATTTAATTGAATCTTCCTCAGAAGTTTCATCAACTTTAGCCATTTTAGCAAATAGCTTTTGTGCATCCTCTTTTCGAGCGGCCTTTAACATTTCTAAAGCTGCTTGAATAACACCTGCTTTGGTTTTAGGGACTTGGATTTCTTTCACGGGAGCTTTCTCCTCGTGCTCTTCTTCTTCGTCCTCATGCTCCTCTTCCTCTTCGGATTCGGATTTTGCAGTTGCTTTCTCTTCAAGCTCCTCAGTTTCCTCGCTGACTACTTGTTCTTCATCAACGAGCTCTTCTGATTCCTCTTGAAGTTGCTCTTCAGAAACTTCTTCGACTAGCTCTTGGTCTGCTTTTATATCGTCGATTGACATAAGTTTCTATCTCCTATTATTTAGAGTTTACAAGTTTAGAGAGGAAATGTTTAAAAGCTCGAATCTCTACTTCAGGTCTCACTGAACGAGATGCGCTTCTTATTTCAGTCTCAAGTTTTTCAATTTCTTGTGCCTTAAGGATTCCATTATCCCAAACCCATTCTACACCTTCCATGATGCCATTTACAAAGGCTTCAGGAGCGGAAGGGTCTTGGACTATGTCAACGGTTGATAGCATAAAATCACCACCAACATGTTGAATACCTTTCTTAGATACAAGACTTCCCATACCACGACTTGATACACCAAGCTTAACTCCACCATCAAGTAATCCTTCAACTATTTGACCCATCGGTGTTTTTAAAATTGATGCCTTTCCAACAACATTACTTCCTTCCCAGCGGAGATCCGTAATTTTGTGTGAAACTTTATCAAGATTGATAGTCGGTCCTTCTGGGTGATTTAATTCACCAACCGCTCTACCAGTCTTAACTTGTTCTGTAACGTATTTTTCTACTGCGGCTTCAAGTACTTTCTTTTCATATACTCTGCCGTTGCGGTTTTTCTTATCCGCTTGCATAAATACGCCTTCGATGGTAAGTTGTTTACCACCGTTTTTTGATTGTTCTTCGATAACTTCTAAATCGGTTTCTACATATTCTGTAATAAGTCTCATTCGATTTCTTCTCCCATCAGCTTAATAAATTCTGCAGCTGATTTCTCGGCTTCTTTCTCATTTCTAAAGTTATCATCAAGTTTTTCTCCGTTAATATATACGGAAAACTTGTTGCTTTTCTTAGCAATAACAACATCAAGTTGTTTTCTTTTACCACCTCGATATTGCTTTACTTGTTTTTCCCCAGAGGCTAGTTTTAAAGCTTTCTCTCTGAGTTCAATAAAAGAAACCATTTTATTCCTCTGAATCTGTTTCCTGTGTTTTATTTACCATTTTAGATGCTAATTCAATCTTTTTAGCATCTAATGCGTCGGTAATTTTTTGGCCCATAACTGCATCAAAATTCTTTTGTGCACTTACATTATCGCCATTTTTCAAATCATTTACAAAATTTTCTATTGACATATTATAATCCTCTTGTTATATATTTATAAACTTTTGTTCCTCATTAACCAAATCTTGGATCATCTGGATCAGGCATATCGTTTTCGCCGTCTTTGTTTTCTTGATCGATTTGTGCTTGTATTTCTTTAATATCTTCATCTGTGAATCGTAATACTTGTTTACGCACCCACTCATTAGATATAAATTTACCCACATATTCATCAAGTGAACTTAGCATTTCAAAACGCTCTCTCCAAATCTCTGCTTCTTTTAATTCAGCAAAGTAATTATCCTCAATGTAGTTAAATTGGATAGATTCTTTCCATTCGCTCCAATCTTCTTTTGTACAAATACCTTTTAAAAGTAATTGTGTTTTAAGTAATTGCATGAATAAGTCAGAAAATCTTTTTCTTAGTCTATCAATAAACTTTTTAAACTTAACTTCGTCTCTTGATATTTCAGAAGCTCTTCCTAAACTAAATTGGGCTTCTTGTTCTAAACGGTTAATTGGAACGTTGAGCGCCCTGTAAAGTTTCTTTTGGAAGTAGATGATGTCATCAATTTGCCCGAGGTTTTCTCCCCCTGGTAATGTTGATATTTCTGTACCTCTGCCACCCTCTCTACGCGGTAGGAAGAAGTCTTCCAACATCGACATGTGCTTACGATCATCTTTAATGTCTCCTGTCTTAGCATCATAAACGAGTTTGTTACGATATTGGTTCATAATACCTTTGAGGTATTCTTCTGCCTTACCTTTTGGCAAGTTACCAACATCAATATAAAATATTCTTCGTTCTGGTGCTCTTGAAATTCTGTAGATAACCACAGAATCTTCCATCATTCTTAATTGATTCACAGGTTTAAGAGCTTTATTTAAATAAGAAAGAACTCTTTTTCTCTGTGGATCCATAACTCCAGATGTACAGAATGCAATTGCATCTGGATAGATTTTTAGCCCTTGGTTTGCAGCACTCATTTCCTTGTCTTGATAAAGGAAATATTCTTCTGTCTTTTTAATGATTTTTGCACCAGTCTTAGGATCTGTATCTTCTTCGACTTCTTTTACTTTTCTAAGTTTAGTCGGATCAATATATCTTAGTTCTTTGATCCCTTTATTGGGTGCTTCAGGGTTAATAATAATGTGATAGGGTAATCTACCATCAATATACCATTTTCTAAAAATGTCATGCGCATATGTATTAAAATTAAGTAATTTCAGAATATGAAAAAACTCATCCCCAATGGATTTTTTAATTTTATCTGAAATTTCTACTTCATCTAATACAAGTTCAACTGGTGTATCATCGTGATCACCTACAATTGATTCGTTTACAGTATCTTCAATTGCTGCATCACACTCTGGTTGTGTAGCAATATCTCTATATTTGTAAATTAATTCAATGTCTGTCTTGGCCTTATCGCCATCAATGTCGATATACGCACCAAAATGCCCACCTGCTTGAATGACGCCAGCGCCATCGTCAGATGTTTGTGGTACGAAAGAAATAGCCTGTTTCTGATCAGATGAACCAGTCTTTCTTTTTATCTCGAATCCAAAAAATTCTGCCATAAATTTATTCCTATATTATCGGAAGGGTATTTCTACCCTTCCTTTAATATTTATATACCTACTAGGTAGTGGTGTTTGACTCCCAATACTGAACTTGTAGCTCAACAGTAAATTCCTCAATCACATTTTCAGTCTCATAGTTTAATTCTATAGGACCAAT